GAACAATAAGAAACGGTTAGGAGCAAATCCTTCAAAACCACGTTCAGTACGGTAGTTACATCGTAACTCATCAACCCCACTAGTTTTGTTTTGTAGAATAGCACCACCAGTTAACCAGTGCTCCATTTCACGAGAGTATCCGTTAGCTGCTTTATATCGCATTCTTAACGAAGGAATCTTCTCACCAGATTTAGCATCACGTTGTGAATCCATAGGAATACACATTCCGTAACCATTGTAATTAAATCCAGCAGCACCTAACAAGTCAGGACGGTTAAATAGGTCGTAAGTTTTCTTGTGGAAAGTATAACCACCACGAGAGAACGAGTTGAAACCTAAGTTTAACGCCATGTCTTTGTTATTTGCAAAAGTACCATAGTTAGCACCACCTGCAGCGTAAGCACCTTGAGAAGCTAATAGGTCATCAATATCTAAAGATAAGTTAATACCAGCGTAAAGAGCCATCTCTTTTGCACCTCTATACTTATCTAAAGATTTAATAGCAGCATCAAAGTCAGCCATTGTAATCGCTGAAGAACCAAGATCCATAAGTTGACCTCTTGTTTCTATAAACTGTAAAAGACCCTCTGTAGTAGATAGTTTGTTACCACTACCGTCATTTGCAGTACCGTCAAACAAAGTACCATCTTCTTTTTGACCTACGATCATTGCAAGCTCAGAGTAATCTAAGAATCGTTGATGAGTGTCAGCCTCACCTTGCAAGTACCACAAGTAACCAGTCCCATGTTCAGGAGAGTTTACTTTTACATAAATAGCGTTAGTTGCTTCAGAACCTGAAACTACAAACGACTCTTTAATGATTTGACACTTGTTAGAGTAGTGGTGAACACGAGGTACAAGACCTTCTGGTTGATCAGTTTGTTCTCCAAAAGCATTACCTACAATAGAGAAAGCTGTATCAGCACCACTTCCCGCTAAAGAACCGTTAGAAACAGTTTTTAACGTTGCAGTTGTATCTGTATCAGAAGCTTTAGGCTCAGATACATAGTACATAACTCCAGAACCACCTAATAAAAGGTCTCCCTCTCTTAAAGCGTTGAAGTCATTTACAAGACCATCAGATCCTATTGTACAAACACCAGAACCACCTATAGAACCTGTAAAGGTATTGTGAAGGAATGTTTCTTCATAGTGTTCAAAAGTTTGAGCTGTAGTTTCTTTTTTAGAACCCATCAACTCCATAAGTCCAGTAATCCCTTGATTACCGTATCGTTTAATCAACTGCTCGTCTACATCACGTTTGTGAAAAGAACCAGCAGTATTGTCTCCTGAAGCAATTAAATCTGCAGAAGATACATAATTAGATGTCATTGCTCTAGCAACGTTAGAAGGCTTTGCCTGTAACGCTACTGTTGAGCCAGATCCATCTGCTATACTTACTGTAGCCATTTTTTTATATTTTTAAATAAATAATAATTAATTTTCGTTTTAACCTAAAATTTGTTTTCTCAACATATCAAGAGTTGACTCTTTTCTCTGAGGTGCATCTTGTTTATCTTGTGTAAACGAAGGGTTCTTAATCTCATTAATTACGCTTTCTGTTCCTTTGCTTCTGTACTGATTAGCAACACCTCGAACAATCTTATCCATATTGTTTAAGATATACATATCAGTATTAAGAGCATCAAAGTCCCAGTTACCACTTTCATCGACATACTTATCAAAGAAGTTTTCTAGGTCAGAGTTATAATTTTTAATCTCGTTACGAGCTTCGTCATCAAGATTGTAAACATACTCCTCACCTTGGTCATTCATTTCAAATGATAAACCTTCAAGGTCATTAACCTCAGATTCCATTTGACCTAACCACTCACTTCTTTCTTCTTCAGATACACCAGTATCAAAAGATTCATCAGGTAGAGCATACTCCTCTTTTACCTGATTAAAGTAGTCTCTAGCTTCTCTAGCGTCCTTCATGAGTTGAACCTTACCAGCATTGGTTTCCCTATCACTATAAGCCTCTTTGTCTGTTTTGTATGTTGTCGCCATGTAATCACTTAACTCTGCATCAGTTAAGTTTGGGTTATCTAATCGTAGATACTCCTTCATTAAAGCGTCATCAGACACGTTGCTTAAATCAACCGTTTGAGTGTTAAAGTAATCTTGAACTGTACGACCAGTGTTTTTAACGTACTCATTAATAACTTGAAGCTGCTCGCTAGCAAAGTTATTGCTTTCTGTTTGTTCACCCGTTGTGCCAAAATCATCAAATGATGATATGTCTCGCCCAAGCTTTTCGCTAAGGTATTGTAAGACAATTTCGTCATCACTGATTTCTTCACCCTCTTCAGATTGACTATCGTAGTTTTCATCAACGTTAGTTTCCTCAGTATTTAAAGAACTCTCACCTGTTAAGTCTATAACGTTGGACTGCTCCTCTGTTATAGATTGAGACTCATCTGGTTGGTTTTCATCACCAGTTAAGTCTACAATATTTTGTTGGTTTTGTGGTTGTTGAACCTCTCCACCTAATTTTTTTACTAACTCTTCTCTTATATCCATTGTCTTAAATTTAACTTAGTTATTTTCGCAAATATAAACTTTTATTTTTAATAAACAAAATTATTCTATTGGACCTCTTCGGTCTTTTCTTTGTTCAATCATCTGGGACTGACTCATAGCAGACTGTGCCTGAATATCTTTTCTAGTTTGACCTTGAATGTTGGCAGCACCTTCTTTACCCATATTACCTAACTGTATCTCTCTAAGTCTTCTCCGATGTTGAGACTCCTCAAACTCTTCTTTTAACTGAAACTCTAATTTCTTGAGCTCCATATCAGCCTGAACTTTAGCTTGAAGTCTAGCTTGTTCTATTTGCATCTCAGCCTGCATCTCTTGTTGTTTTAATTGAGCTGCCTGTTGAGCTGATTGTTGTTGAAGTTGAGCATTTTGTTCAGAAGCCTGTTGAGCTTGTTGTTGTTGCTCTTCTTGATATTTTTTTCTTCTTAAGATAAGCATCTGATTAGCCATCTTAATATTTTTAATAGAACGAATCATAATAGCATCTTCGAGCCTAAGTTCTTTCTGAGCTATAGAGGCTTGTATATTTTGTTCCATTATTTGTTTTTCCTCTTCACTAGGGGACACATCTAAAGTTATACCAAACTCATGTATAGATAACTTTTTCATCATATCTATAGAGTGCATAGAGGTATCACCAATAACGTTAGTGTACATTTTATGTAAACCTTTAAAGTTAATAAGGTCCTGCATTCTAATAGTTATACTTTGAGATAACCTCCTAGTAACATTAAGGTAGGCGTCATTTATATCTCTGGTAGCATTATTAGAAGCTAATAAAGATAACTTCTGTACACCAACCAAAGCCTCACTAGATGGTTTAGATGCATCTCTAGCTTCGTTTACACCAGTCACATCTCTAATCATCTGCATGTTGTGATTATAAACACCTATAAGGGTATTAAAATCACGACCTATACCGTTTTCTAATTCCTGTATAGGCATAGCTCCAGTCATTTGACCTTCGTCATCTATACGTCTATAGTATATATTACCAGTTTGATCGTATATTTCTTGTAACTCTAAAGGTGTGAATGTACCACCATCACCTTTTGATACGTTCTCTAATGAACCCACCTCAAAAGCAGCACCCTTAGGTCTAGCTTTTGCAAGAACATGTTGTATCTTAAGGTGAGCTAACTGTATCTGATCAGCAAAAGGAATCATTCTATCTACTAAAGAACGACTCTTCATTTTGTATAAGTTTGGCTGATAAATTATATACGACAGCCTAGTGTCAGATAAGTTAGACTTAGGTCTTGGCATATCTTTCATCATAGCGTAATTAAACAAGTAGTCAGTACCTATAATGTACTTACCTGTGTATATTACTTTTACTGTTTGACCAATATCTTCTCTTTTTGTCTTAGAGTTTGTAGGAGCTTTGTAGTTAGATGGTTTTTTATTTACAGAGTAACCACCAAACTTGTTTTCTTTCTTTTCGTATTTTAAAGAGTGACTAGTAATAAACTCAGCGTCTAATATGTTTACACTAAATTTATCATAGTCATAAGTCTCGTTACCATTCTCATAGTAAGCTTGAGTTCCGTAATTAGTTGGGTTATTATTTTTACCAGCATACTCAGAAGCTATTTTTATATATTCATCTTCTGTAAACTCATCACCTGCTTGTTGTTTAAGGTCAGCAATAGTTATAGAATATATTTCACCTGCATGACGAATATTTTTAAAATCTGGTTTTGCAGAAAAAGATGTTATTAAATTTACAGGATCAACATGACGTATTTTTACACCTTGAGTTTTAGATATTTCTGTTTTAGCTGCACATAAACCTAAAACAACAAGATCACGAATCATGTATCTTTTTACTTCATCATAATCATTTACATCAAACGTATACTCAATAGCTTTTTCTAAGGCTATTTCTACATTTTGTTTGTAGTTAAGAGCCATAAACATATCAATCTCTTCTTTACTTTCTGCAATAAAATCATCTTTCATGAGTTTTGCACCAATCATATCCTCTGTGTTTTCAACAAAATCTTTTGTCAACATCTCCCCATACATCCTTTTTCTTTTCTCAAATCTTTCTTTTGCAGCTATAGGATCTACAGACCTAGCTTTCACATCATATTCCTGGTTTACCATACCATTAATAATAACGTCAACAAACTTAGGAACTATAGACACAGGAGTAAAATCTATATTAAGGTAAGAGGTGTCACCCTGGACATCAAGTAAGTCTTTGTATTTACCTACATCTTGATTGCCCTCAGCGTAAGACCTGTTACGATTATATCGCATCTTACGATCTCTAAAGTACACATCACCATTGTTATGCCACTCGTAATACATGGTCTTAAAGTATTCAAGACCATACGCTTTATCAGCTTTTTCTTCGTTAGTAGCTAAAGGTGACGGATACCCATTTAACTTTTGTTTATTATTACCGTAGTTCATGCTCTTATTCTTTTACTGTACATACCTTTATTGTTATATTTTTTAACAAAAGGTGATGAAGCTTTTATTTCTTTTTTAGGTTTAATATATTTTTGTGATGCTAATAAAGCCAGTGATGACGATATACTAGCATCGTATTTTGTTCTGTTATCTATTTCAAATCTACTCCAATCATCAAGAAGTGTGTTAAAGTAACATCTACCAATCTCTCCTGTACTAGCATTATAACCAACGTGGTCATATATATATGTTGCTATAGCTTCTGCTTGAGCATTTATAACTGCAGCACCTGAACCAGGTATACCCTTTGTCTTTTGCCTTCCTCTACTCCACTCTGTGTGAGTCATATCTGGTCTGTCCATTAAGTATTCGTAGTATCCTCTGTTTTCAAAATACTTTAATATTCCTACTTTATTATTCTCTACCAATATTTGACAGCCATAGAATACACACATCTTAATCATGTCCTCGTAAAATATCTCCGCTTTAGGAGGTCTATTAATATACTCACACACAAACTGCATAGACGCATCGCTTGCCATACTAAACTTATGGAATACATGAGCAGCAGCATCAGACCTTCTACCATCCGTAGTGGTATCATGATCATAAGGGTCACATCCTGCAACCAAAGCATCTGATCTACCAGGGAACTTTTTGTTATACCTAGATGTAATAACATTTTGGTTTTGAACTTCTGGAACCCAAGTAATTTCCCATTTACCCTTTCTGTGAGGTATCCATATAACCTCGCTATCTTGTACGCCATTCTTCCAAACAAACTCACCCCTTGTTGTAGGACTATTATTAACCTCGTTGTAATCCATCTGTTGATAGATTCTTTCGACATCAAATATACAACTTTGTGTGTCATTTCTAAATGCCTCTTCTACAGTAAATGGAAACTGTCTTTTAAATTCAGATAACGCTGTGGTATCATTCTTTAAAGCATCTCTTCTATTTTGTATATAATCTCTAGCTCCAACATCAACACTCATTTCATCAATACCCATTACAGGCTTATCTGGTGTATCTATAACACTGTAACCATACTCATCTATAAAACCCTCTAGGTTATCATAAGCAGGTATAAATAATTTATATAAACCACTCTTAGTTCTACCATTAAGATCTTTATCAACTATATTAGAGTCGTAAAATATATCCTTAAACTCTGCACCACCATCCTGTTGTTTGTTAGCAGTAGAACCCATCATACACTTTCCTACAACCTTTCTACCTAGTAGTAAACAAGTTTGAGTTACACTCCAGTTTTTCTTTATAGAGTTTTGACCTGTCCACTTACCTGCTTCATCATGTACGAGAAGTTTAAGCTTCATACCATCATAACTATTATCAGCAGTATTTTTCCAATCTACAATAGAGTTAAGTGCTTCAGACTTTTCTATATGTTTCTGATTCTTTGTTATTTTCTTAGCTGGCTCTCTAAATGCAAGCTCTACACGAGGGTTACTAGAACCATCTTGTATAGGCTGAAAGAAGAAAGGATAACTTCTGTATATACGAACTACTTTATCTGTAAACATAGATTTAGCATCAGCACCTGTTTTAGATAATAAACCAAAGTTGCTATCATATACTTGTGTAGCTAAATTAACTATTTCACTACTTGCCATGTATGAGAAACCACTACGTCTGTTTTTAAGAAAACACATACCGTAAGAGTTCTTGTCGTTTTTACACGCTTCCCAAAAAATAAAGAACGTCCTGTTAGCATCCCTGTAATCAGGATAACCAACATCTATTTTGCTCCACTGAAGAAACATATAATGAGACCCAGTGATATAAGTTGGAACACCATTGTTATAAAACCATAAGCCATCTCTTCTTCTTCTAAACTCCTCATCTATGTAATCTACATAGTCTGTAGCATTTTCTCTTGTTAGTCCCTTTGGTATATCTTGCCTAACCCACTTTTGTTTTTTCTTAGGCAAGTTATAATACAGTATATCTTTTTTATATCTAGGCTTTTTAGGTATAACTATATTTAAGTTATCAAACTCTAATACGTCACCCTCACTACCTTCTATTAAATATACTTTATCATTTTTTTGCATACCTTTCAGCAAAAGACCCTTTAAAGTCTTTTTTTTCTTCTATTAAATTTTCACCTTCTTTAATTCTATCTTCAAGATTTTTTATTCCTAAAAGAATTTCTTGACAGTCCTCGAAGCATTCTCTTTTTGCTTTTATAGCTTGTCTTCTTTTAGCATCATCTTCTTCTATTAAGGGTTTACTAATCTCTTCTATAAGAAGATCTATAGCTCCTTTACTTGCCTCTATTAATCTTTCTAGAGTATCAAGCACATAATTGTTATTCTTCATAC